CAAGTCCCAATTTTACATTAAAAATGGCTTTTTATGAAAAAGGTAAATTTGGAAGAAACATTCAGCTTTATGAAAGTGAGCTTAAAAGAAATGAAGATCTTTATATGGAATTCATTGATGTAATAAGAGATGATCGGGGAAATGAAGTGGATTATTCTCCTATGTTAGAAGACAGACCTCTCTTTAAATTTAAGGCTAATCCTTTTTTTGCTGAGGAATATGAGCTTAGAGAAAGATCTGGAGGATATTCTGTATACATTATTTCAGTAAGTGAATTGATGGTTATACAGGAAGATGGAACTGAAATTTCTTATGCTCTTTATGAGAAAAGAAAAGAAGAGCAAAAAGCAAAAACAGACAGCTTACCTAAATTACAAAGTACATTATCAGTATTTCCGGATTTTGAAGAAGAAACTCTTGTCAAAAAATCTGATTTAAGTATTGATATTACACTTGAAGATGAAGAGTCAGTTTCAGATATTCTTAACAGAATGGCAAAAGATTTTCAAAAATTAGCATTAAAATTTGAATAACATGAGTATAGTACTTCCAACTAAAAAAGTGCAGGCTGAAAGACAAAATCCTAAAAGAATTGTGATTTATTCTAAGCCTAAGACTGGTAAAACTACTGCATACGCAGGACTTGAAGATAACCTTATTTTAGATTTAGAGAACGGGACAGACTTTGTTGAAGCTCTTAAAATAAAAGTAAATAATCTTCAAGAACTTTTGGACACTGGTAAAGCAATCAAAGCTGCAGGTAATCCATACAAGTTTGTTACTATTGATACAGTTACAGCCTTAGAAGATATGATACAACCTCTTGCTATCAAACTTTACCGGGCAACACCGATGGGAAAGAACTTTGATGGTGATAATGTAACAACACTACCAAATGGGGCAGGTTATTTATATATCCGTCAAGCATTCTTCCAAGTTTTAGATTTTATTGATACATTAGCGCCCACAATTATTCTATCAGGTCACATAAAAGACAAAGTGGTAGATGATAAAGGTGAAATGGTCATGTCTGCAAATATAGATTTGACAGGTAAAATAAAATCATTGATTTGTGCAAATGCTGATGCTATTGGTTACATGTATAGAAAAGGTAATAAAACTATTTTGTCATTTAAGACTAATGAAGAGGTTACATGTGGTGCAAGACCAGAACATTTACGTAATCAAGAAATAGTAATTACTGAAATAATTGATGGAGAGTTAAAAACTTCATGGGAAAAAGTATTCATTAACAAATAAAATAAAAACAAATGGGATTAAGTACAACTGATTTAGGAGGTGGTTCCTCTTTAGCAAAAACAATTGCTCCAGGCAATCATGTTTTAAAAGTAAATAACATTGAATTAGAAGATTTTCGATTCATTGATGGTGCAAAGCACTTGATATTACATGTAGAAACAGAGCCAATTGAGGGCTTTGAAGGTTTTTTGCTTGATAAAGATGATGAAAGTAAAGGCAGATATACCGGTCAAATTGGTAGAGTGAAAGCAAGTCAATATGCTTTTGCTGATGGTGAAACAAAATCTGGTATTAAAATTCAAAGAGATAGATCTGTTTTAATATTTTTACAGACTTTATCTAAAGCATTAGGAGTAAATGATTGGTTTGCTGAACAAGACGGTAAACATGAAACACTTGAAGACTTTGTTGATGCTTTTAATATTCAAGCTCCAATTAAAGATAAATATCTTAGGATGTGTGTAGCAGGTAAAGAATACTTGAACAAAGCTGGTTATACTACTTATGATATGTGGTTACCTAAAGCAGATAATAAAAAGTATGCACTTACTGAGTTAAATTCAGATAAAGTAATCACTTTTGATGAAACTAAGCATTTGAAAAAGTTGGAAGTTAAAGACGTAAATAATTTTGGAAATGATGATTTTACGAGTCCTGATATATCTTCTGATTTCAGCCTAGATTAATTAATCTTAGGGGGGAGTCAAAAGCTTCCCCCTATTTTATTTTAAAGATATGATATCTACTAAAAATATAGTTTCTCAATTAGAAGACATACCTAAAGAATGGGTTTTTGAATTTTATCTAAATTTATCTGAAAAACTTACTGGTCAAAGTGTAAAAATTAAATCTATTTTTAATAGTAAAGAAAAAACACCTTCAATGTATATTTATTTAGATGATAAGAATACTTATAAATTTAAAGACTTTTCATCTGGTAACGGTGGAGATGCTTTAAATCTAGTACAACTTTTATTTAATCTACCTACTAGAGCTAATGCATCATTTAGAATACTTGATGATTATTGCGAGTATTTAAAAACTAATGAAAAACCTGTAATACAAGAACTCAAGTCTCACAGTAAGTTTAGAGTAGATGATTATGAAATAAGACATTGGAACAACTTAGATCAAAACTATTGGTCTGCTTTCGAAATAGGATCTAAACTTTTAGAACACTATAATGTGGCTCCTCTTAAATTCTATATAATGGTTAAAGAAGATAATTTAGGTATACAGTCTAAAATGACAATATCTACTAATTATACTTACGGCTATTTTAAAAAGGATGGTACTTTATATAAAATTTATCAACCTAAAGTAAAGGATAGTAAATTTATTAAAGTACGGGATTATGTACAAGGTACAGAACAACTAAGAGGTGATAAGCAATTTTTAGTAATTACATCTTCACTAAAAGATTTGATGGCTTTTAATAGATTAAATATAAAAGATGTTGAATCTATAGCTCCGGATAGTGAAAATTCAATGATTCCTGTAAACATTATGGTAAATGCTATAAAACATTATAAAAAAGTGTTTTTACTATTTGATAATGACGAGCCTGGTCAAAAAGCAGCTCAAAAATACAAAAGTATGTTTGGAATAGAAATTATAAATCTTCCTATGGAGAAAGATTTATCTGATTCAGTAAAAGTACATGGTATTGAAGCTGTGAGAAATTTATTATTACCTTTATTAAAAGAAGCATTATGAGTTGGATTCATCAAGGTAAAGAATTTGAGGATGGTGATATACCTGCAGGAGCAATTGGATTTATTTATAATATGACTGCTATCATTAACAATAAATCTGTTTCTTATATAGGTAAGAAGAACTTCTTTGCCAATATTAAAAGACCTCTGGGTAAAAAAGCTCTAGCAATGTCTACGGACAAAAGACTAAAGAAGTACAAAAGAGAAATAAAACCGGATTTTAGAAACTACTACAGCAGTAATAAAATCTTGAAAGATGCTCATAAAGGAGGTGTTATGATTAAAAGGGAAATTCTAATGATTTGCTACTCAGCAATGGAATTAACTTATCAAGAAGTAAAGCACCAGTTTCAATATGAGGTGCTTGAAAAAGAGGAATATCTTAACGGTAACATTCTTGGCCGCTTCTACAAAACAAAATAATATGAATAAAGACAGACATATCTGGGAAGGTTGGACAGTTCAGGCATTTATTGATGACTTAGAACCAACGTTTAACATGATTATGGATAATAACTCTTGGCAAAAGCCATTTAAGAGTAAAGAGGAAGTGAAAGCTTGGTGTAAGTCTGAACAGCCTTACTACAAGAAACACATTCCTGAAGTAGCAAAATATTTTATTCAAAAAGCAAAAGTATGACAGAAAATGAAATGACAGGCCTTCTATTTAAGTTGGCTGACCTTGGCATTACTGGTATTAAAGTACATTATGATGGTGGAGGAGATTCCGGTTCCATAGAACAAATTGCTTATACTAAAATAAAGTGTGATACTCCAGAAGATGTAGATGATAACGTAGATGTTTGGGAGTATGATGCAAATTTAGCAGAGTTAGATTCAAGTGCTTATTCTAAAATTGCAGAGTTTGCACATGAAACTATTCTTGATGATATAGAAGACTGGTGGAATAATGAAGGTGGTTTTGGAGATTTATGTATATGTGTTCCTTCAGGAAAATATATTGTAAATAATCACGTAAGAATTACTGAAACTGAAGACTATACTCATGAAGGCAGTTTATTAAATAAAGTAAAAGAGTAATGGCACATCCTCTAGAACATTCTAAATCATCTGTTAGAAGATGGAAAGGTCAACTATCTGATTATCAAGCTATTCACGAGTGGTTAGATGAAACAAAAGGATGGTTAGGCCATTCTTTACATAGAATGTTCCGGCACCATAGTGAAGGAATATTTGAATGTGAAAGAGTATTTGGTAAAAGCTTTGTTAATTCTGACGGTAAAACAGTATATACTAGATATGTTGCAGAACAACATGTTAAAGAGGATTGCAATGGATATATACCAAGTGCAAAAGAATGGGTTACGATGATAACTTCAGGAAAAACTGAATCTTGGGCTATAAAAACACTTAAAATAGAAGACTAATGGAAGATGTAAAGATTAAAATAGTTTTTAGAAATGAAACAAATTCTGATGAAAAAGAATTATTTATAGAATTTGAATGTAAAAAAGATGGGGATACAAAAGCTACTAATGTTGGTTTAGATCCACTTGTATTTAATACAGAAGCTTCATTTATGGGTAATATGTATATGGATACTCTTAATGTGTTAATGACTATAAAAAAGTTACTTGATAATAAAGAATCTTATGAAGGTCTTCACATACTGACTAGAGCAGAGTATAAAGAATATGTAACAAAAGTATTAGGACTAAAAATTGAAGACTAATGGAAAAACAACTGTTTATAATTGATGGTTACAAAATATGGGCAACTTCATATGAAGAAGCTTTAGAACACTACAAAATGATTTTAAAATTTTAAATTATATACCAATGAGTAAAATAATTTTTGACAAAGAAGAAACAAAGAATCTGATTAATATGCTTAGATCTTCAGATGCTGATAATCATACTATAGCATTTGAAGCATTAAAAAATGTAAATATACAAAAATACATAGGAGAATTAATTGTAATGTATAAGTTTAGCGGTCATTCTAAAAATACTTGGTCTGAACAGTGTCCTAATGTTTTTAAGAAACTTGAAGAAGTTATAGTTAGTAAAGGAGGTGTATTAGAAAGCCTGACAAGCCCGCAAACATTAGCAGTACTTACAAAAGTAGTAGGATCTTCTAACTCAATTGAACTGTTTATGGAGTATTTTGTAAAAAATATGACGAATGTTCTTGAAGGTATAGGTTATCCTATTGATAAATTTGAAATAACCATTAAACTAAAAGACAATGGATAAACAACAAAGTCTTAGTAAAACGAGTAAAGAGCTAATGTTGAAAGAGCCCTATTATGGGTTCTTTCTCATTATGCTTAATAAAATATGGGACAGTAAAAGAGTTCCTACAGCAGGTGTAAGTAAGAATGGTATTAATTATCAACTTGCTATTAATCCTAGCTTTTGGGAAAGTCTGAATGATAATCATAGACTTGGATTATTGAAGCATGAATTGCTTCATATTGCATTTGGACATCTTACAACATTCTTTAAGTTTACTGATAAGAAACTTGCAAATGTTGCAATGGATATGGAAATCAATCAGTATATTGATAAATATTGGCTTCCGGGCGGAGATTATACTAAAGAAGAGTTTGATACTCTTAAAGCAAGTATAATGTCTGAATTAGAGAATGCTAAGCAAAATAATGCTACTGAGGAAGAGTTACAAATTATTGCAAGTAAACTTCCTCCTAGAGGTATTATGATTGAAGATTATGAGGAATTAAATCTTGACTTAAAAGCTGGCTCTAGATACTACTATGATAAACTAAAGCAACTTCAGGACAAAAAAGATCAAGAAGGTAGTTCTGGAAGTTCAGCAATGGACCAACTTCTTGATGACATAGCAAACGGTGATGTTCCTGATCATAGCACATGGGATGAGTTTGAAAACATTACAGAAGCAGAACAAAAACTGATTGACAAGCAATTGCAGAAAGTTTTATCTGATGCTAAAGAGCAAACTGTAAAGAAAAGAGGAACAGTCCCTGGTGAAATAGAAGGTGTTATCATTATAGAGGAGATTGTTCCTCCAAAATTTGACTGGAGAGGTTTTATCAGAAGATTTACAGGAGTAAGTACTAAAGTGTTTACTAAGAAAATCAGAAGAAAAGAAAACCGTAGGTTTGAAGCTAATCCCGGTCTTAAAGTAAAAATGAGACAACATATGTTGTTAGCCATTGATACTTCAGGATCTGTAAGTGATGATGAGCTTAAAGAATTTATGAGTGAAATCTACCATATTTACAAGTGTGGTGTTGATATTACTATTGTACAATGTGATACAAGAATCAGATCAATTGAACCTTACAAAGGTAAATTTGAAATGGTAGTGCAAGGTAGGGGAGGAACTGAGTTTGACCCTGTCCTAGAGTATTTTAATGAAAACCAAAAGAAATATACTAGCCTGGTATATTTTACTGACGGTGAATGTTGGACACATGTAAAACCAAAAGGAAATGTTCTTTGGGTTATATCCGAAAGATCACAAATGAATAATGATCTTCCTGGAAAAGTTATTAAATTAGAATTATAAAAAAAAGAAGTATGAGTCAAGTACAATTAAACGTTGAAGAGTTAAAGGATTTTATTAAGCATATGGTTAAGAATAACCAACACATTCAGTCTGAAGGAAAAGTTCCTGTGGCAGTGAACATTGAAGGTGATGCTGGGCTTAATTCAAAATAAATGAGTATATTTGTAACATGAAGAAATTAATTTCAGAGTGTTTACACAAAGACTTAAATCAAAAGTGTGGTATTTACAAACTTACTTGTAATGAGCACAGTTATATTGGTAGCAGTATTAATATTTATTATAGGTTGAAAAGACATATATCAGATTTGCTAAAAAATAAGCATGCAAATAAGTATATGCAAAATGCTTTTAATAAATATGGAAAGGATAGTTTTATATTTGAAGTAATAGAAGAATGTAATAGAGATGTGTTAATTAAAACAGAATCCTATTATATAGAATCTATGTCTCCGGACTTAAACTTTATTCAAAATCCTGTTGCAATGATCCACAGTAATGAAACATTACTTAGGATTTCTGCAACATTAAAAGAAGCTTATGCTTCTAAAAGAATAAAAAATCCTATTTCTAAAACTGTTCATCAATATAATATAAATGGTTTTTATCTTAAATCTTATGAATCCTGTGCTGAAGCAGAAAAACAATTGAACTTACCAAAAGGAAAAGTTTCAAGAGTAGCTTCAGGAAAAGGATTTTCTTGTAAAAACTATAGATGGAGTTATGAATTAAAAAATAAACTTGGAGAATCTGTTATTAAACCAGATACAACAAAAAAAGTTTATGTATATGATGAGAACAACAACTTAGTTCAAGAATGGCAAAGAGTGGGTAATGTAGCTAGTAATCTAGGTATTAGCTCATCTGCAATGTCTACAAGAATTAAAAAAGGTAATTACTATGATGGTTTAAGATATTCATTTAACCCAGGTCCAGGGTAAAAATTGGGTGAATTGCTGGGAGTTCCTAAAGCTTTGTTAGCTACAACATAACCGGAAATGGTAAGTGTGAATGCTTGAAAATAACAAAGATGTCCTAATGGATAATCAGCAGCCAAGTCTAGATCTAAATGGTCTGGAAAGGTTCAACGACTAGGTATTGAAACTATGTAAATAGAATATAATATACCCAAGAGTGCCCAACACCAAGTAATTGGTGAAGATATAGTCTGAACTATAGTGAAAGCTATAGAAACAAGGATAAAGAGCCTTGTGATAACAAAATGTGGAAAAACAAGTGCAATTATGCAGTTGGGTAAAGAATTGCAAATGGATGTTGTAAAGTTGAATTTATCTCAACTTGAAGAATTAGGTGACTTAGTTGGGTTTCCTGTAAAAGAATTTCAGATACAAAATGCAGAAGGTAAAACTACCTGGATTAATGAATCTCAGATATCTGCAGCTAGTGCGAAAGGTTATAAGGTTGTTGGAAAAAGAATGTCACATGCTGCTCCTGAATGGATTCAGGGTAAAGGTGAAGGTGGTTTCTTAATCTTAGATGACTATACTCGTGCGGATTAACAAAATATGCAGTCTAGTAGTGTTAGTGTGAATAATTTAATTATCTTTGTGATATGGAAAAATTAAACACACAAACTCTTAAGACCGCATTAAAGAGTATAGGAATCTATAAAATTAAAATTAATGATAAAGAGTACATTGGTAGCTCTTGTAATATTGGTCAAAGATTAAAACATCATTTATGGTCTCTTGAAAATTTAAAACACCATAATAGAACAATGCAGAATTTATACAACAAGTATAGTAAAGAAGAAATTTACTTTGAAGTTGTAGAAGAGTGTTCAGATGAAGTTTTAATTGAGAGAGAAGCTTATTATATTAGCACACTTAATCCATATATAAATCATATACTAGATCCACAAACTCTAGTCAGGGATGATGTATGTAAACAAAGGATAAGTGATACTAAGAAAAAAGCTTATGCAAATGGTCTAAAACCTCACAATCTTAAAGCAGTACATAAATATTCACTTGATAAAGGTGAGTATTTAGAAAGTTTTGATTCTCTTACAGCTGCTGCTAAATCTATTAATGCTAAAAGTATTAATAGTATAAAAGCAGTATGTAATAGTAAGCAAACTTCTGCAGGAGGTTATGTTTGGTCTTATAATAAAGTTAATCTAGTTTTTTCTAGAGATAAAAAATATAAGTTAGAACCAGTGTTACAATTTACTATTGATAATATTTTTATCAAAAAATGGGAGTCTATAACTGAAGCAAGTAAAGAACTTGGTATCTCTAATATTAATAGAGCAATATCTAGAAATTTAACTGCTGGGGGTTATAGATGGTCTAAAAAGCATAAAGTGTTTGGTCCGCAATAAATCATGTGAATTCAGGGAAACTCCAGAGATGGACAATCCTGAGCCAAGCCTTATAGGGATATAAGGAAGGTGCAACGACTAGTGTATGGAGTCTAGAACAGACAGTAAAACACCAAGAGCGCATGACACATAGAAATATGTGATGATATAGTCTGAACTGTACATATAATCTAAATGAAAGTACAGAATCTAAGGATAAAGAGCCTTAGAGTTAACAAAATGCAACGCTTTATGCAAGCAACAATGGAGATCCTAGACAGACAAGAATATGTTTCTTGGAAGTTACCAAAGAACTGGCATGTACTTTTGACTACTAATCCAGACAATGGTGATTACAATGTAACTTCTCTGGATGTAGCTCAGAAGACTAGATTTATCTCTGTAGAGTTAAAGTATGATTCTGATGTATGGGCTAAGTGGGCAGAGAAAGCAAGTATTGATGGTAGATGTATTAACTTTATGTTGATGCATCCAGAATTGGTAACTCAAAGAGTTAATCCAAGATCTATCACTACATTCTTTAATGCAATTAGTTCTATTCCAAAGTTTGAAGATAACTTACCTTTAATTCAAATGATTGGTGAGGGATCTGTTGGACCTGATTTTAGTTCTATGTTTACTATGTTCATTAATAACAAACTTGATAGAATTATTAGTCCGGAAGATATCCTAAATAAAGATGAGCAATATGTAATGA